CCCCAAGGGCTTTTTTTGCGTTATCAATAACATTCATCTGCCAATCAATATTGGTTGGTGTCGTAATTGATGACTTCATGACCAAAGATGGTTCTGGTTGTTCAAGGTCATTTTTGAGCAAATTAAAAGCAGCTGCCGGGGTAACTGCCGAAGCACTAATATTCTGCTTTAAAGTATTAAATGATAGATCATTGATAATGTGAGTAGCAGTAACCTCAATCTTGTTATCAAATGATTTCTTAACATCATCAATTCTAAAACGTTGTTTTAAATAATTCTCTCCAACGTCTGCTACAATGATACGACCTTTTTTAAGTTCGTTAGCAATATCGCCATTAGCTAAATAACTAAGTGATAATTCTGGCAACTCGTTAAATTCATTGGTTACTTCCACATCAATACAATCGGTTAAAACACCAATTCCTTGAGTACTGAAGTCATCAGTTGATTTATCAAATAAAACTGGATATTCCATATATTTATTCATCATATGAATGTCCTCCAATTAAATTTAATTGAAACTTTAGCATCAGCATTATCCCAACTGATTTCATTTTGACCAGGGTCCAAAACTGGAAATTGGTAATTAGGAAACACACCAATATTATTTTTCAGTCCTGAATCGTCATAAATTCGGTGCTTCTCACAGTCAATATAAGCTACTTCACCAACATTTGTGAGTTTATATATAATTCCATTCACAGTTAAATTAATAGCTCCTGTACCCTCAATTTTGATGACTGGATAGCTACGAAGTGATTCAAAGTTAATCACACTTCTATCTGATTCAATCTCGTTAAAATCTAGTCCATCAAGCCTATATTTATCTGGTCCAACATTAAATTCTAGCGTTAAATTGGCACACTTCGAATTGATATAAGACATGGTTGGCGATTTCGATAATCTAGCCAGATAGAAATAATCTTCGTCCAAATTATCAATTAATTTGGAGTAACTATTAAAATTTTCTTTGACTTGTAGCCAAGATATTAGATCACGTCTCAACTTTGATAAGTCATGATAGAAAGACTTCTTAAAGTTTCGAATATCAATGAAACATTCATATTTAATTGATCCATTTTTATAACGATTATTGGAATTGACAATATCAAGATTTCGACCAGGGATTGATGTGTAACTTACATCCGAATCACCTGATTCAACTTCAAAATCATTTTGAATCAGTAAGTCAAAGTCTTTGGAACTCATTCCGTTAAATGTAAAATATCTATCCATCAATTAATCACCTTCCAATCTTGTTATCATTTTTCCGCCAATTAGTAGCTAGTTGATTATCCACTTTTGGAGTTAATTCACCAGCTAAAGTTCCACTATCCAAAACAACTTGATACTGTGGATCTCTTGCCAACAATGACATCACATCATTTAGCTGACTTATAATAGTAGATTCTGTTTCATTAGCTGAATTAACCTGGTTAAAATCAACGCTCGTAACTTTGCTGATTTGACCAGGATTCAAACCAAACGAAGTTGAATCTTTCGTATCCATCATTGCTTCAGCTGAAAGTTTGTCAGCCATTTTACCGGCGGCAGGAATCATTGATTCAATACCGTTTACGAAACCTTTACCTGTATACATACCAAGTTCAGCTGTAACCCTTGATGGTGAATGAATCTTTAAGGCTTTTCTAATTCCGCTTGTAACCTTATTAGCAATCCTAGAAATAGCATTACCAACTTCACTGACCATTGAATTAATACCTTGAATCAAACCGCTAATAATATGTTTACCAATACTTAGTAAATTGATATCACCGAGACTTTTGAATTTAGATTTAATGCTTGAAACCACACTGCTGATGGTACCTTTGGCACTCGATACAGCGCTGGTGATTCCTGACCATGCACTTGAAAGCACTGATTTTAAAGATGAGCCGGCACTGCCTAAACTAGTAAATACAGACTTAACTGCACTGACCACTGACTTTATTCCGGAACCGGCTGCAGAAACAGCTGATTTTATCCCAGACCAGGCGGCACTAAGTAATCCCTTTAAGGATCCACCTGCAGAACCCAAGGCGCTAAATACTGTTTTGATTGCCGCAATGACTGCTTTAATCCCAGTACCCGCTACCGACACCGCAGTTTTAATACCCGACCATGCAGAACTCATAATGGATTTTAAAGTGGTACCAGCACCACCAAAAGTGCCAAAAGTTCCAATTACCGTACCAATCCATTGCGCAATAGTTTGAAGTACTGGTGCGATAGCTTTAAATGCTGTGACCAACACACCAACTACTGGAGTTAAAACTTGAATGACTACTTTTAAGGCGTCAAAAATCACTTGTACACCCATTAATGCACCTTTGAACACACCGCCTAGAAATGAACCTAAAATTTGAAATGCTGGCATTAAGGCACTAGCCAACATACTGATCAATGGCTGAGCCGCATTCCATAATCCGGTGAATGATGTGATAACTCCTTGAATCGCTGGTTGGATAATCGCCATCATGGTACTAAATCCAGCACTTATGGCTGGAATTATGGCTGAAAGAACCGCTTGAATACCACTAAAGTCCATTTGAGTTATAGCATTAGCAATCATTGCTATAACTGGAGTGATGGCACTAGCTACCGTTGTGAATAGAGCTGGCAATTGTCCAAACATAGTTTGAATACCAGTCACTAATGGTTGGAGTGCTGTACTCATTTGAGCACCAATCCCAACCAGTCCAACGTTTAAGGCCAAACCTAATTGACTAGCTCCATCACGTCCAGCAGATGCTAACTTACTACCAAACTCGGTAGCAAAAGTTCCAATTGCACCTGGCAAACCTTTGATTATGTTAGTAACCATTGGTAAAAAGTTATTAAGCAAGAAATTAGAAGTCGTTTCACTTAATGCACTTAGTGATGGTCCTAAATCTTTACCTAAAGCTAAATTCCCCAGAACGTTTTGAGCTGATGCTTTCATAGAATCAAACGATCCACTGAAAGTAGTAGCAGCTTCCTTAGCTGTAGTTCCTGTGATATTTAAATCACCTTGAATAGCATGAATAGCATTGTAAACATCAGATAGATTGTTAATGTCATATTTAACACCAGTTAACTTAGTAGCGTCAGCAAGCAATCTTTCCATTTCTGACTTAGTACCACCATAACCAAGTTTCAAGTTATCAAGCATTGTGTAATTTTGCTTAGCAAAGCCCTGGTACGCATTTTGAATGTCGCCCATATTGCTACCGAACTTGTTAGCATTATCACTCATATCAATCATGGCCATGTTAGCTACATCAGCTGCTTTACCAGTATTACCACCAAGTGATTGTAATAAACTTGCTGAAAAACTAGTTACGTTTTCCATGTAGGAATTAGCTGACATACCAGACGTTTTATAAGCTTGATTGGCATATTCTTTAACCTTACCCGCTGATGTCTTAAAGATAGTCTCAACACCACCAAGTGATTGTTGCAGTGCAGAACCTTCAGTGATAGATGTGCCAATAACTTTACCAATACCGGCTGTCACAATAGCAGCTTTAACTACTGATATAAGTCTTCCACTAAGTGATTCACCAGCACTTGAACCAGCAGATGCCGCCTCTGGATCTAATTGGCCTTTTATAGCGCCACTAATGCCTTTGGCTGAAGGAACAATTTGAATATATGCTTTACCTAATTCAGTCGCCATTTATCCATTTCCTCCTTCCTTCAATAATCGTTCACGTTCATTTTCAAAATCCTTACCTGAATTAAATACGATTTCTTTTTTCTGTTTAGGTTCATCCAAAGCTGATGACCAAAGAACTGGCTTATTTCTACCTTTTTGTGCATCTTTAGTTTTGGACCAAAGCAATATTTTAAGATTGTCAGCAACAGACATTAAAAGTAGTTTTTCTAAGTCCAGTTTTTGACTTCTTATTTTCATTTTGATTCTTGAATCATCTTTCAAACCTAAAGAAAAAACAGCTACCTTGGTTAAAGGTAACTGTTTGAAATCGTATATTTGATATGTTTCGGCTAGATCACACAAAAGTGCATCTTCATCGAATTTCATCATGTAGGCAAGGATTAAGAGTTTTTTACTTTTTTCTGACCTTCAAAAATTTCTTGAATTTCATTGGTCATTTTAGTGATAGAAACAATTCCATCTTTATCAACTAAATGTTTCTTTAGTTGGTCCGTTTGTTCTTTACCTAGTAAAAGATTGAGTACTGTAGGAACTACGAATGGATTATTATCAATTTCACCAATTGCTTCAAACAAAGCGTAATTATCCAAACGCTTTTCAGGAATCGAATATTTAAATCCTGATTTAGTTGTACCTTTAATCATTTAACTATTCTCCTTTTTCCTCTGTTGGGGCGGTATCTTCACCTTTTGAGTTTTGCATGTAATCATGATGACTCTTACCGGTTGCATCAGGTGTTGCAGTAATAGTGGTTTCAAATCCAATTGCATCTTCATCAGTGTAAGCAATATCTCCAACTTCTGAAATAGTTGCACTTGGAACTACAATTCTTTTAAGAACTCCACCTTTAAGAATCATATCGAAAACTAAAACATGAGGCTCATAAGGGTCCGAACCAGCATCAATACTAATACCTGTTGCCAAATCACCTTTAACATTATCTTCGCCATAGATTTCTTTCAAAACATCAATATTCAATACTTCGATTAAGGTGTATTGGAAAGTGTCTTCTTTACCTTTGTCAACGACAGCAACGGTAGCGCCACCCCAAGCCTTGATTGAATCTGAATCAGGACTATTTGTGTTTGTAAGACCATCTTCTGAAATATATCCAAGTGATTTAAATACTGGATCTAATTTAGTAATAGCATTTGTTGGTAGCGTTGTTCCAAATGGTGCAGTATAAGCAGCGCCACCCACTTTTGGTTTTGCAGTTGAAACATTTTGAGCATCTGACATTTATGTGTCCTCCTATTTATTAACTTGCGCTAAAGCATATCCAGCGGTTGATGTGTTATTGAACATTGCGCCACGTTCAACACCAGTTGCTTTCCCAACATATGTGAATGAAAAACCAGTTGTGGTTGGTCTAAATTCAGTAACATCATTAAAGTGATATGTTTGTCCATTATTTGTAAATACAATTAATTCCATGAATTCATCTCCTATAATGTGACTTTCAAAAGTTCATTATTTTCTTTCTTGTAAGAATCAAGATACAGTTCTTCTTTGTCACCGTTGTAAGTTGCTTCAAAATACATACCATTAGAGGCTTCTACATCACTTGAAAACAACCCTTTAGCATTTTGAAGTGTCTTAGAAAACCAAACACAATAAACTTCTTCAACGTGGCAACCCAATCTTTTGGCAATAATACTTCTAACATAAAAATTAAATTTCTTATCCATTAGTTTCTCCTAATATGTAAAATCGTAAACCGCTTGAT